TAAAAGCATCTAATTTAACATCGTATGTGTATCCGATACCAGCGTAATTCTTTCGGATTTTACCGTTATAGCTAGTTCTTTTACAAACCTGTCCTCGAAGGTTTCCGTACCAAGTTTCAGGGTCTAGCCCTTCGATTAGTTCAGTCTCATCAATGCCAGCTATGACATCCACGACAACGTTGTTGCTATCTAATAATGCGTAATGTGCCATTATGCCCAGCTCACATTTCCGGAACCAGCAGTGATTGTAGTGACTTTATTTGAACCCACTGTTGAGGTTGAACCAGTCAAACCAGCTCCAATAGTTATTGTAAAAGTTGTAGGATACCTGAGAATTACCAGACCAGTACCCCCGTTTCTCGCGACGCCATTTCCACCACCTGCACCATTACCAGTATTAGCACCACCAGCAACATTGCCATTTCCGTTTCCACCAGCAGCTCTTGTCACAGCAGAGCCTGTAATTGAACTTGAAAGTCCAGCACCACCAGCACCCGAAGCGTTAGTGACCGTAGCACCAACAGCTTGAGCATGGAGAAACCCTTATCAAGATTCTCGAAAAGTTGGATCACTTGGATGATGTCCCAGACAGACTTCGAGAGGTCGAACTTACTTTGGCGCGTTTAGCCTGGATCGAGAAAATTGCTTACACAGGATTATCCGCTGCACTGGTTTCAATCATCGGACTAATAATCAGCTTAGGAGCTAAGTAATGAGCGTTCAAGATAATTTCACACTCGACGCAGGGGGAACCTTAACTAGGCAATTTGCCTACGTAAACGATGAGGGTGATCCAATAGACATCGAGGGCTATTCAGCAAGAGCTCAGGTTCGCAGATCTACCTTCTCTAGGTTGATTATCGATTCAGCTCCGACAATTGACCCAGAGACTTTTGTAATCACAATGACCTGGACTCCAGACCAAACCCGAAATCTTGTTGATTCAAATTATGTTTACAGCTTGGAAATCTACAACGATGCAATCAATGATGTTGCGGTTCTAACTCATGGAGTCATCACCGTAAACCAAAGGATCGTAAGATAATGCCAGTTGAAATTATCCAGCCTCAAGTTGGTCGCGTTCGCGTCCTAAGCGTTCCAGGCTACGTTCCACCGGCCGAAGTAGCGTTTACAGTTCAGGGTGGAACTACCGGCACACAGCCCACGTTCTCTGGAGCTCCATTGTTTACGGGAAGCTACATCAAGCAAGGCGCTTTAGTTCACTTCAGAATCGATGTGGACTTTGATAACATTTTGACTTTTGGAACTGGGCAATATTACTTGACGCTTCCATTCCCATCAAAATACAATTACCAGTTATCAGACGGCGCTCTGCATGACATTTCTACCGGACGGAATTATCCAATCTTTGGAGATGTTGCACCCGGAGATGATCAGTTGTTTTTGGAATCTTTAGATTCACAGGGCAACACGGTATTCCAGATAGACTTTACAGCTAGCAATCCAGTAGCCCTATCAACAGCTGATAGCTTTCACATTTCTGGAACTTACATCGCAGCTGACGAGGACTAATGATTTGGCCTTACAAAAAACCGCTGCCTCCAATTACCTATGACTTTGGATGGCGCATACATCCAATTTTGGGCTACAGGAAACACCACAACGGCACAGACTACGCTTCGGCAGTTGGTCGAAAGCTATTCGCTGTAGCTGAAGGCAAGGTCACTTACGCTGGCCCTAGCACCCTCAAGTTCAAAAACGGCGAACCAGCTGGCGGTGGCTACATTGTGAGGATTCAATTCAAGGATCAAGGCAAGTTTTACACAGCGACTTATATGCACCTTCGCAAAGGGTCTATAACTGTCATCAAAGGCCAAAAGGTTAGCCAGGGAGAATTGGTAGCAGAGTCCGGCAACACCGGAGAATCTACTGGGCCTCACCTACACTTCGAGATTCAGTCGGGTCGGTTCTATACTTGGAATGCGAATGGCAAAGGCTATCTAGATCCAGTTCCATTTATCAAAGCAAGATTGGACAAATAATGAAACCAGAAACTTGGGCGCACTTACGCAAGGCACTTTGGAGCTACCTTCGAGCTGCATTGGCAGCGGTCGGAGCATTGGTTCTAGCCGGGATTGAAGATCCTGGAACGATTACAGCTTCAGCTCTTATCGCTGGAATTCTAGGCCCATTGGTTAGATCACTAGACCCTAACGATGACGCATTTGGAATCGGAGCTTCAGTGCAAGAGGCTTACCAAACAGCTAAAGAAGACGAGCCTCAGCCATAATGTCACACCCGGTCAATAGGATCGGGCCATGGAGATTACACAGAAGATAGAAGCTTTAGGCTTCGGCAGGTATTTAGGCACCTTTGAGCCTAACTCTGAAGAATGGCACGCTGCACGTGAAGGCATTGGCGGTAGCGATATTGGCGCACTCATGGGCAAGTCACCATGGAAATCTGCTTATCAGCTTTGGGCCGAGAAGACCGGCCAGCTAAGCGATGAGATTGAACCATCGATGCCGATGAAACTTGGCACAGCTTTTGAAGCTCCGATTCGAGATTTATTTAGAGAGCAAAACGAAGGCTGGCTAAAGGTCTATGAGACTGGAACCTGGCAGAGCGTTGCTAACCCAATTCTAAAAGCCAATCCCGACGGCATCATCGAATGGGAAGATGGCAAGCTCGGAGTGCTAGAGATCAAGTTCACCAGGCAGTATTGGGATGAGCTACCTGAGCACTATAACCTTCAAGTTCAACATTACCTTCAAGTTCTAGGTCTAGAGCGCGGTATCGTCGTAGCGGTCGCAGGAGGCGATTGGAAGGAGTTTGAGGTCGTTTGGGATGATTCCCTGCAGAAGGACATGAAAAAGGCTGTACGAGCCTTCTACGGCCTTGTGACATCGAATAAGGCCCCTGAGTATGATGGCAGCACATCAACTTACGAAACCGTTAGGGAGCTATCTGAAGGCTTACAGGAAGGCGAGATGGAGCTTGGATCACTATGGTCTAACCTGGTTGCAACTAAGGCCGAAGCCGATTACTGGGCCAACGCGCTCCAGGCACAAAAGTCGGCGGTTCTGGCATTCCTCAACGGAATCAAGTATGGTCTCTACCAGGGCGAGAAGGTAATCTCACTTCAAGCCCGAAACGGCAAACCCTTTATCACATTCAAATAGGAGAAAACACAGATGGCATTTGACTTATCAAACTATGAAACCGTGGCCGATCGTATCCAAAAGTTTTGGAAGACATGGCCACAAGGTCGCATCATTACTGAAATCAAACTAATCAACGAAACCGAAGTTGTAGTTCAAGCTTCAATCTTTACTGACCGGGAAGACCCTAGACCTGCATCAGTAGATTGGGCGCATGAGACTCGAGGCTCGACCCACATCAACCGGGCAAGCTTCTTGGAGAATTGCGCCAGCTCTGCAATCGGTCGAGGACTTGCAACCCTTGGACTAAGCACATCTAAGAATCGCCCCTCGAGGGAAGAGATGATCAAGGCAACGCGAGAGTCTCGGAACTACATCGAGGAAGCTTCTGAAGCTGCAGCGAACAAGGATCTAGAAACCCTAAGAACTATTTACAACACGGCTCTAAAGTCACAAGTTGATAACGATGTTCTAGAAGCCATCAAAGGCTTAGCAGATTCCATAAAGGCCAAGTAAAGTGAAAGGGCTGTGACCCACAGAAAAGTCACAGCCCGACGCTTATGGCGTCACCCAACCACGATGGGCATTTACAGTATAGCCCTAGGAAGGCACAGGATGAGTCTAGAAGCCTTATCAGCCGTTCTGCATCACTCACATAGCACCGGCACAGCTCGGGCCGTCCTGACGGCTCTGGCGTGGCATTTAGGAGATGATCCTGAAGAAGGCTGCTATCCATCACAATCTCGCCTGGCATCATTAGCCGGGTGTTCCGTTAGGCAAGTTCAACGCAACCTACAAAAGCTGGTCGAGCTCGGTGAAGTTGAGATGTCGCAACATGACGGAATCGGGTATCGGTTCGACAGAATCACAAACCGCTACTGGATCCAGATAGACTGTCCTGAAGGATGCGACGGCACTTTGAGTCACAAACTACGGGGCGTCAAAAAAGGCAAGACGGGACGTCATTTAAGACTCATCGGGGTGACACCCACGACGTCACGGGACGGCGTAGATGTCGCGTTAAAGTTAACTAATAATTAACTTAAACTTAAAAGAACACTAGAAAGGAAAACACAGAAATGGCAGTAATCACAATCTACGGAAAAGTAGCTGAAGTAGTAAACGAAGGTTACCCAAGACTCAAGGTCTGGGAGACCTACGACTTCAGAGGCGAAGCACGTAATCGCCTATGGACTGTTTGGCTAGACAATGGCACAAACATCAAGAAGGACGATGAGATCAAAGCTGAAGGCTCGCTCGGAACCAAGGTCGGAACTTACAACAAGCCCGGTCAGGAAACCAAGCAGGTTGTGGAGCACTCATTGAACAATTCGCTAGTAGAGCTAATCAAGGCTGCAGAGCCTAAGAGCTCAACCCCAATCGAAGACGTAATAAACATCATGGCTCCACCACCAGGAATACCGCAGAATAACCCGTTCTAATGTTCGAGTTGTTTATTGCCGGTGACCCAAGACCGCAGGGATCTAAGAAGGCATTCAATCGAGGAGCTCACATAGTCCTAGTAGAAGCCAACAAAGACCTGCCAGCTTGGCGAGAGCACATGAAGAAGATGCTCGAGCTCAAAATGATGGAGTTCGACAATCGCTTCGATGTAGCTGTCTCGGTGTCTTTGACCTTTTGGCTACGAAGGCCCAAGACCGTCACCAGGCAATACGCAACACAGACTTACGATCTCGATAAGCTCACTAGAGCGTGTTTTGATAGCCTCACGCAAGCTGGCGTAATCAAAGATGACAGCTATGTTGTGGATCTAACTGCCAGGAAGAATTACAACGACTTACATGAACCAGGTGTTCTAATCAGCCTGACACCGTTCGATAACAGTTTGATAACGGCGGGCGTGTCGGAGATAGACCGCAAGCGCAGAGGCCTAGTTTGAAGCTATGAAGATTCTATTTTTAGATCTAGAGACCTCACCGAACTTGGCTCATGTATGGGGACTCTGGGATCAGAACATAGCAATAACACAGATAGAGCGCTCCACCGAAGTCTTATGCTGGGGAGCTCGATGGCTTGGAAGCGACAAGGTAATCTTCAAGTCAGTTCACCATCATGGTAAAGAAGCGATGCTGGATGAATTACATAAAGTCATGGATGAAGCTGATGTCCTAATCGGATGGAACTCAGCTGCCTTTGACTCAAAGCACATTAAGCGCGAGTTTATAGAGAACGGCTACTTACCACCTAGCCCTTGGATCGAACTAGATCTAATGAAAGTTGTCAGGTCTCAGTTCAAGTTCCCAAGCAACAAGCTCGACTACGTAGCCCAGAAGCTAGGAGTCGGAGCTAAGGTGCAACACTCAGGGTTTCAGCTCTGGCTAGACTGCATGGCCGGTATCCCTAAAGCCTGGAAGATGATGAAGGAATACCAGATTCAGGACGTAAACCTGCTCCTGGATCTATACGACATCCTGCTTCCCTGGATCAAGAACCATCCTCACGTTGGAGTCTCAGAAGGAAAGCCAGAAGCTTGCCGGAACTGTGGAGCTACCGACATCAGACCTAACGGCTCACAAACCACCGGAGCTGGAAGGTATAAGAAATACAAATGCGCGAGCTGTAGCACTCACCACAAAGGAGAGCTAATCGCCAGGGGAATGTATAAATAACAACTTGATAACAAATCGAGGATAAATCACATAAACCTCGAGTCCATCGTCATAATGGACATACCACACACAGAAAGGCAACAAATTGCTAAACATAATGAGAATAACTATGGCATCGACCGTAGTCATCCTGGCCACATTCGCCGGCTTTATAGTCGAGGAACCTGTAATCGGTCTCCTGGCATTAGGCGCAGCCATCCTATTTCTAAAGGCTGATTGGAGTCGCAACTAATGGACTTCGAGAAGATTGTAGATAAGCACAAGGAAAGCATTACAGAGCTATCCATAATGGGCTTCAACCTTGGAGTAGCCGAGGGAACTAAAGCTGAACGCAACCGAATCGTTAGAGAAGTTGATAGGCAAATCTGTTTCGAATACGCAACCGAAGGTAGCTGTGAGCACTCTAGCTGTTGGGTATTAGACAGCGCTCTCAAGATCATAAAGGCGGAACTAAAGTGAATCAGAAGAAAGTAGATAAAGTCATCAAAAGCTTCAAGACAAGTGTTTACTCTGACGGATTCCTGAATGGCGCTAGGTACGCACGCAATCAATTCATAGAGTTCCTCGACCCTCCCTATACCCTTGCAAACATCCTGACAGTTGAAGAAATCATCAAGGACTTAAA